TCAGATTTTATCTGCATGATGAAGTAATACAAATTTATCCCACAGTTGTTCTTCTGTTTCTTGTCGGTCTGGATCGGTAATAATAGTATTATTTATCGGACAGACTGATTGACAGGTTGGAGCATCGTAATGACCGATGCATTCGGTGCAACGGTCGGCATCAATCTCATAAATTTCATCTCCCATCGATATAGCCTGATTGGGACATTCGGGTTCACACATATCACAATTGATACAGCTTTTTTTGATTAATAACGACATTTCAATAAATTAACTTTTTCTTTACTTTATATTCAGTGTGTTATCGCCGGTTCTTATTCCGTTCTATTACACACTGGTTATATTGCTACACAGTATAAATTACATGGAAAAACGAAGTCTAGCACGATATAAGTCTAGCACTACATAATAGCATCTTTTGTTTTTCACATCGGCGATGATAGCCACTCTGTTACATTCGATGCAATGAGTCTCAGGTTGTTTCATTCATAAAATGATTGAGGCCGGGTTTTGTCTTAATGCCGGCCTTTTATTAATTAATTACGATAATGGGTTAATCGGTCATGCTTTATAAAATTAATACCCTATTGCTCTAAAAAATGCTATAACATCAGCATCTAAACCGGTAGGACTTCTAAAACATCGAAACTGGCTCTGATTTTCTATCATTACTGAGAATATCCCGGCTGCTTCAGGAGTATGGCCAGAGTGAGTTAATGTGATATTTAAACATTTATTCGGGAATGGTATTGGAAAATAATTTAAATACCCGGCGTTAGTAGATAAACTACCGTTAACTAGTGCAATTCCCCACATTTCAATTAAACCTGAAGGTAATTTTTGCCAGCCAGCTTGAGCTAAGTTTGCGGTGAAAAACGACATATCTGGAATCTGATTAATTCTAGTTCCCACTTCCCGTTTTGCAGCTTCATTTAAACCTAAATTTTTCACAAACGCATTTTTATCATAAATATCTGCGCCGTTTTGTGCTTTTTCCAATGCAGAGTTGGAATTTTAGTGATAATTTTTCTTTCTAATGCTCTATTTAATTGAATGATTAATTTAGCGATATCACCATCATCCAGAACATCATCGCCGGATTCTGTCGCGATAAAATCAGCTACGACAGAGGATATAGTTGACGACTGACGTAATGCTTTATTTAATACATGACGGGAAATTCTATCACTTTCTGGAAACCCAGTTTTTAAATTTTGCTCTCCTTCATATATTGTTTGGCTAACTACATTAGCGTTATTACCAATAGAAAACGCTTTAAAATCATTTTTTGGATTCATATATATTTTCCTGAGGTTCAATGGTGAGTTTTATAGATAATATCTTAAATTATTGTGGAGATAATTTCTCAACGCTCATAGTGTAGAGATAAAGAGAAATAGTTAAATATCTTTATGGATTATAGGGTTAATTATTTTCGTATATTTTAATTGATAAATAATTTAATATACTTCAATTGAAAACGCATCGGAATAATTAAATTTTATTTTATGTAAATCATCTTAAATAATTTCCATATTGGAAGGTTTGTTCTGGAAATTAAATCTCGATGATGGGTAATGTAACTAATGTCGCATAAGTTAACAAATATTGACGGAAATGGATTGTATGATGACTGAATATTTACCATTGTAGTATTAGCAATAATACAATAATTAAGGCCGGGTTCTGCCTGAATCCCGGTCTTTTTGCTAATTATGATAATGGCGCAATTGGCCAGTCAATTTCCGGTGCTGTTGAAGTATCAACCCGGTTAAGCATCACTCGGTATTTTTTCCATTCTTTGAGTAATCGTATTTCTTCGTCTGTTGCGATATCAAGTTCCATAGCATCAGAAAATGGGGTTATTTTTTCATTTGCGTGAGATATAAATTGCGTTCTTTGGCTTTCCGCTATGGATATCAACTCCTCTTTTGTTGGTGGTGGAATATCTTCCCAACAAGGAAGACCATCTTCGCCAGAGGAAAGTATTTTTCCTGTGGGCGGGATTCCCGAAAATTCATTGAATATATTATCAGCTACAGGTATTGGATCATTTGGCCATGAACCTGCTTCAATATACTCCTGCTGTAATAATAGCGGATAAAATGCTTTATTTAATGCACTAAATACATAGTTTTTGTTATTCATAATTATTTGCCAATTTTAATTAATATCCTATTGCCCTAAAAAATACGCCAACAGGAGGGATATGATTAGTTGGACTCCTATAACATTGGAATTGACTCCGATTTACTACGGCTACTGAACATATTCCGGCTTCTTGAGGGTTATAACCACCATGAGTTAATGTAATATTTAAACATGCGTTAGGAAATGGTATTGGAAAATTATTTAAATATCCAGCTTTAAGAGAACCATAGCCGTTAGCCAGTACAAATCCCCACATTTCAATTAAACCTGAGGGTAATTTTTGCCAACCGGAGCCAGTTAAGTTTGCGGTAAAATACGACATATCTGGAATTTGATTAACACCAGTGCCCACTTCTCGTTTTGCAGCTTCATTTAAACCCAGGTTTTTTGCAAACTCATTTTTATTAGGAATATCTGCCCCATTTTTTGCTTTTTCCAATGCGAAATCGGGAATTTTAGTTATAATTTTTTGTTCTAACGCTTTATTTAATTGTGCAGTTAGTTTGGCTATATTACCATCATCCAAAACATCACTGCCAGATTCTGTCGCGATAAAATCAGCTACAACAGAGGATATAGTTGACGACTGACGTAATGCTTTATTTAATACATGACGGGAAATTCTATCATTTTCTGGAAACCCAGTTTTTAAACTTTGCTCTCCTTCATATATTGTTTGGCTAACTACATTAGCGTTATTACCAATAGAAAACGCTTTAAAATCATTTTTTGGGTTCATATGTATTTCCCTAAAATTCAATGGAGGGTTTTATAGATAATATCTTAAATTATTGTAGAGAAATTTCTCAACGCTCATAGTCTAGAGATAAAAAGGAATAATTAAATATCTTTATAGCTTATAGGGTTAATTATTTTTCGTATATTTTAAGTAATAAGTAATTCAATATATTTCAATTGAAAGCATATCGAAATTATTAATTTTATCTTATGGGAGCTATTTTAAATAATTTCTATATTGAAAGGTTTTTTCTGGAAATTAAATTTCGATGATGGGTAATGTAACTAATGTCGCATGAGTTAACAAATATTGACGGAGAATGAATTGTATGATGATAGAATATTTATCATTGTAGCATTAGCAATAATAGAATAATTAAGACCGGGTTCTGTTTGAATCCCGGTCTTTTTGTTAATTACGATAATGTCGCAATTGGCCAGTCAATTTCTGGTGCGTTTGAAGTGTCAACCCGGTTAAGCATCACGCGGTATTTTTTCCATTCTTTGAGTAATAGCATCTCTTCGTCTGTTGCTATATCAAGTTCTACTGCATCAGAAAGTGGAGTTATTTTTTCATTTGCAAGAGATATAAATTGTGTTTTTTGGCTTTCCGCTATAAATATCAATTCCTCTTTTGTTGGTGGTGGGATATTTTCCCAGCAAGGAAGACCATCTTCACCAGAGGAAAGTATTTTTCCTATGGGTGGGATTCCTGAAAACTCATTGAATATATCATCAGTTACAGGTAAAGGGTCATTTGGCCATGAGCCAGCTTCAATATAATTCTGTTGTAATAATAGTGGATAAAATGCTCTATTTAATGCACTGAATACATAGTTTTTATCGTTCATAATTCTCTGCCAAATTTAATTAAATAATCATCATAATGAATTAATTGTTTTTAATTAATATCCTATTGCCCTAAAATAGGTATAAACATCAAGTGCATAAGGGGTAGAACTTCTATAACATTTGAACTGACTTTGATTTAATACGGATGCCCCGAATATTCCTGCTGATCCGGGGTCCCAATCATTGTGAGTTAACGTGATGCTAAAACATTTATTTGGGAATGGTATTGGAAAGTTATTAATATATCCGCCATTAGGATTTCCACCGAGAGAAACTATTGCTATTCCCCACATTTCAATTAAACCTGAGGGTAATTTTTGCCAACCATTCTGAACCAAGTTTGAGGTGAAAAATGACATATCTGGAATTTGATTAACTCCGGTTCCCACTTCCCGTTTTGCCGCTTCATTTAAACCTAAGTTTTTCACAAACGCATTTTTATTTGGAATATCCGCGCCGTTTTGCGTTTTTTCTAGTCTTTTATTGGCGTTATCATTTACATCGGAAACAAGCTTCTGAGTTGCAGCCAGTGTATTGCTATTGCCAACCACATTTGTAAGCTGAATAATACCTTTCTGTGTTAATGAGGCGTCGGGAATTTTTGTTGTAATTTTTTTTTCTAACGCTTTATTTAATTGTGTAGTGAGTTTGGCTATATTACCATCATCTAAGACATCACTGCCAGATTCTGTCGTAATAAAATCAGCGACAACAGAGGCTATTGTGGACGACTGGCGTAATGTTTTATTTAATATATGAGAGGTAATATTTTCTGGAGGAAATCCAGTTTGTAAATTCGGACTTTTTTCGTATATTTCTTGACTGGCTACATTAGCATTATTGCTAGTAGAAAACGCTTTAAAATCATTCTTAGGACTCATACATATATTCCTTAAGTAAATAATATTCTTTTATAATTAACATATTGAGTTATAGTACAGGTAATTTATCGAGATTGATTTCAATTATAGTCTACGCCAAAAAGAGGATAATAAGATTACATTATTAATCAATCGATTGATTGTTTGTATGTGGCTGACGGTAATAAATCGTTTAACGTCTTGTAATAGAAAGCATATTCAAAGTTTTTTTATTTTACATTTGTAAATTATTTTATCTTGTCTATTTTGTCAATTTTCAAACGGTTTTAACAAGTTTTATTAAAATAGATGGTGTCAGAATAGTGGTTACGAAAATAGTATTGTTTTGTCTGTTGATTGAATTATTATATTTTTTTTGTTTGTTAGATAAATATTTCTATCAAATAGAGGAATAAGTTTTTTGCTAAAAAATAAAATGGGAAAAGGGCTGCTATGCAGCCCATAATTTTAATCAGCAATATAAATTTCTGTAATATCAGGACAATCCTCTTGGTTTACTATAGATAACCTCAGCCCTGCATCTGACGAATGCACAACGAGCCATCCTTTTGAACCATACCCTGTACCAACCAAAATATTATCGATCGGAGGCATTTGTAAAGGTAAAAATATACCTTGGCTAACAGTACGTAAATATATACATCGTCCTCGTATATCCTGACTCAGTGATATGCTACTTCCTTTGTCTCCACCGGCTCCTATTTTCCGCCACCACTGATTAGGGCCTTTCTTTTGATATCGCTCGTCAACTTCCGCACGTGAAAACGCCCCCACATCTCCGGCTACCAGATTGATGTCTTCAGTTAGCGCTTTGCCGTTAATTCTCCTGCTATTAGGAACCGCGTTTCTTGCCAATGTTACGGTGTCTGATAAACCAAGTTCATTTACGGTAGGTTTGTTTTTTGTTGTATAAATATTAGTCCAATCTTCTTCAAATCCATAATTATCGCGCGCCGAGCGATAAGCAATCCCCCCGTTTTTGTAATGCACTTTCAACTGAAAAGCCGGACAACTCCCAACTCCATTATAGAAGTGAACAACATGATCACTAAATTTCGAATTCAGTAAGTCATATGACCCTGAATCTACGTTCCACGGGACCTGGTTATCAACAGAATATTTTCCTGTTAATCCAAGCCTAAATGCCCCTACATCACCAGCCCCTAAATTGATATCTCCAGTCAACACCTTACCATTAATTTTCCTGCTATTCGGTACAGCGTTTTTCGCCAAATTGACGGTTTCCAACAAATCGAGATTTTTCACAAACTCGTTTTTATTGGGAATATCTGCCCCATTTTGGTTTTTGGCTAATTTATTGTTAGCATTATCATTTACATCAGAAACAAGCTTCTGAGTTGCAGCGAGTGAATTACTATTACCAACCACATCGGTAAGCTGAACAATACCTTTTTGAGTTAATGAGGCATCGGGAACCTTTGGTGCCATTTTCTGTTCCAGAGCATTATTTAATTGAGCGTTGAGTTTCTCTATATTTCCGTCATCCAGAACATCATTGCCAGATTGTGTCGCGATAAAATTAGCGACTACAGAGGATATTGTGGATGATTGACGTAATGCTTTATTTAATATATGGGTGGTAATACCATCGGGTTCAAACCCAGTCTTCAAATTTTGACTCTCTTCATATTTTTCTTGGCTTGCTACATTGGCGTTATGACTAATAGAGAAAGCCTTAAAATCATTTTTAGGACTCATAGTATACTCCTTAAATTAAGTAATAAACTTTATAGATAATATATTGAATTATTGTAAAAGTGATTCCTTATTTAATGCGCTGAATGCATGGTTTTATCGGTCATGATTTTTTGCCATATTAATTAAATGATCATGGCAAGTTGATTTTTATTAAATTAATATCCTATCGCCCTAAAATACGCGCCAACAGGCGTAGGATGATTAGTAGGGCTTCTATAACATCGGAATTGACTCCGATCTACTACGTGTACTGAACATATTCCAGAATCTTGAGGGTTATAACCACCGTTAGCTAACACAATATTTAAACATGCGTTCGGAAATGGTATTGGGAAATTATTTAAATACCCGGCCTCCATAGAACCATAGCCGTGAACTAGTACAAACCCCCACATTTCAATTAAACCCGAAGGTAATTTTTGCCAGCCGGTAGAACTTAGATTTGCGTTGAAAAACGACATATCTGGCACCTGATTAACGCCAGTTCCTATTTCCCGTTTTGCAGCTTCATGTAAACCTAAGTTTTTCATAAATGCATTTTTATTAGGAATATCTGCGCCATTTTTTGCTTTCTCTAAGGCGGAGCTGGAAATTTTAGTGATAATTTTTTGTTCTAACGCTCTATTTAATTGTGTGATGAGTTTAACAATATCTCCATCATCCAGAACATCATCGCCAGATTGTGTCGCGATAAAATCAGCCACGGCTGAGGCTATTGTTGATGATTGACGTAATGCTTTATTTAACACATGAGTAGTAATATCTTCTGGTGGAAACCCGGTTTGTAAATTCTGACTTTTTTCATATTCTTGTTGACTCACTATGTTGGCATTATTATTAATAGAAAAAGCTTTAAAATCATTCTTGGGACTCATATACACTTTCCTTAAATAAAATAATGTTCTGTTATAATTAGCATGTTGAGTTATAGTATAGGTAATTTTTTGAGATTGATTTCAATTATAGTCTACTCCAAAAAGAGGATAATAAGATTATATTATAACTTAAGCGATTGATTATTTATGTATGACTGATGACAATAAATTGTTTAACATATTGTAATCGAAAGCATATTCAAGATGTTTATGTTTTATATCTGAAAATTATTTTATCTTATTTCTTCCGGCAATTTTAATAATGGTTTTCACAAGTTTTATTAAAATACAGGGTGTAAAAATAGCAGCTACGAAAGTATTATTATTTTATCTATTGGTTAGGTTATTATATTTTTTTATGTTTTTTCCATAGATATAGATGTTATCTCCTGAAAAATAAAAAAAGGGCTGCCATGCAGCCCATAATTCTAATTATAAATCATATTTGATCGGATTGAGACGCCAAAAGCATAGGAAATCAGCCGGTCAAAATAGTCATTATGATCACTGAAAAAAGATTGGGGATAGAATAATGCCCGGTCTTGATAATTGTATTATTCTGGTATTTGTGGCCACTCAATATCTGAAACCATTGAGGTATCAACACGGCTCAGTAATACCACATACTTCTTCCAGGCAAGTAATAATGCTTTCTCTGCGTCTGAGGCCATCTCAGTCTCAATAGCATATTGTAATAAAATGATGGCTCCATTAGCTTGTTGGTGAAGAATGACACGTTGTTGTTCTGCCTGTTTCATCTGATTGGCTTTTTGAGCTTCAATATCTGTTGCCCATTTTTCGCCATCCCACTTATCAAAATCGGTGCTTGGTTGTTTGAATGTCAGCGTTTTTGGTAATTCACCCGGTTCAATGATTTCCTTCTGTTCCCCAGTTTGGGTGTTGTAAGCTATTTTCCCTCGATAATCTGGTACTATTTGCCAGCCGGTTAAATCAGGTGAACGACAGGCGATATATCCCTCTTGGGTTTCAGGTGGTGCATCTGTGCAAGAGTTGGCAGGAAGGCCGATACCAACGGGAAGGTACTCATCAGAACTGTTTAAATATTCCAGCGTAATTGCATCGTAATTAAATACAACGATACTTCCGGCACTGATGGCAATATTATTTTTATCCAGTACAGCCTTATTCATCATGCAATCCTCACAATGTAATTAAATGCCACGTTTCGTGGACGTGTTTCTATTCCCGTTGAGGCGGCAATCGCATTATCCATATAACCGTAACCACCAGATCCCATTCCGATAGCGATGCCTATTCCACGAGGATCAATGCCGTAGTTAACGTTCTGGTAGATACTATTGAGAATACGGCCTGCTGCACCCACTCCGTCGGTTCCACCATTTGAGTTGGACCACATCCGGACAACCCTGTGACTATGTGGAGCAATGTCTGCCAGTTGCCAGGATAATAGATATCGACCAATATCCACTCCACGCCCATCATCCCAGCCCCGGATAAATTCACCCCGTAAATCAGGTAATCTACCAGTAGGATAAGCTTGCGCTAATTTTGGATATAAAGTTTGATCAAAGATTGCTCCATTGCATTTCACCCACCCACTTGGTGGTATGTCAGTCGGCCAGGGAAGTGGTATTCCTACCGGGATTTCGTCAAGTACCAACGTGCTCATTATGCTGCCCTCATCATATAGTTAAACGCTAGGTTATGTGGCTTTGATGCCCCTATATCGGTCATCCGCCACTAAGATAAACTTCCGCTAATTTTAGATATAAAGTTTTATCGAAGATCGTTCCATTATATTTCACCCACCATTTGGTGGTATGTCAGTCGGCCAAAGAGGTGATATACCTACCGGAATTAACTTTTCCAATAAGCTTCGGTTTTTCACAAGTACATTTTTATTAGGAATATCTGCAATATTTTTTGATTTTTCCAATGCGTACTTGGAAATTTTAGTTATGATTTTTTGTTCTAACTCTCTATTTAATTGAGTGTTGAGTTTAGTGATATCGCGATTATCGAGAACACGATCACCAGATTGTGTCGTGATGAAATTAGCCATAACAGAGACTATTGTTGACGATCGACGTAATACCTTATTTAATAAATAAGTGGGGACATTATCTGGTAGAAACCCGGAATACAAACTCAGGATTTTTTCGTATTTTTCTTGATTTACTACATTAGCATTATTGCTAGTAGAAAAATCCTTAAAATCATTTTTGAGACTCATATACTTTCCTCAAATTAGGTTATGTATTTATAGACCATACCTTGAGTTGTTGTAAAGATAGTGTCCGTTAATTTATAATTTAAGATGTTAATTATTTATATGTAATTGGTAGTAATAAATAGTCAATATTTTTAATCGAAAATATACCTAAGGTATTAATGTTTTGTTTCTACTAACTATCTTTGATGGTTTATATATGGAAAGATTTATATTGGAGGTTGAGATAAAAGGTGTGGCAGGAAAAATAAAAAATTTATATGTATAATTTTTATCTCTGATTCTTATGATTTCGCTTTAATTATATTTTTCATTGCTGTTATAGTTGCTTGAGGGTTTTTATGACAGATGGTGGTGGGTGGGCACTTCCAATGGCTGCATTACCCAACGGAACATTGAATAGTTTTAAGACTTGGGTAGCTGGTAAAGCTTTCGATTATCTTGGAAATGAAATCAAATTATCTGCTGATGCTTATGTAGTTGGACAATATCTTGCAATCGGATTTTAA